TCTCCATGTAGACCTTTCGAGGCAGTACCTCACCGACAATTCTTGCCATCTGCTTCCAAAGCCCCGATCGAGCGCCATCGATGCCGGTTCCATTCCCGGCAGCTGATATGTCCTGACACGGGAATCCGCCAGAAACCACGTCAACAAGTCCGCGCCATGGTCGTCCGTCAAAACTGCACACGTCAGACCAAATTGGGAAAGCTTTGAGGGCTCCATCATTTTGTCGTTGCGCCAGAACTTGTGCTGCGTAGGCATCACGCTCAACGGCGCAGACGGTGCGCCAGCCGAGGAGGTGGCCTCCGAGTATTCCGCCACCAGCGCCTGCGAAAAGAGCCAGCTCATTCATTGGTTCTCCTAGATGTGGGTGATCCTCGCCAGTGGCGTGATTCGTGGAAGTGGGGTAAAAATCTTCGAAATTAAGGAGATTTGGGATGCCGGACTTAAAGCTCGTGTTGACTGTTCTGTTATGCGGCACGGCGTTCGCTTCATGCTATTTCTGGATAAAGTCGGCGACCGTCACTGTCCCCGTCGCCGAAGACGATGGCTGGACAGGCGTCCTGCTATCGAAAGACGGCAAGAAAGGCCCTGTTGATGTGTTGGCCACTGCAGAAGCTCAAACTCGGTGGAACAAGTGGGCAGCAGCATTTGCAGCCGTCGCCGCTGTTTGTCAGGCAGCCTTGTCGTGGATCACCTACTGAGGTTGAACGCAGCTACGCTTACCTCTCCACAGGAAGGGAGAAGGTCATGAGCGAGGAAAGGGTTACAGCGCTGTTGCTGGCGCTGAAGGCGGTACTGAATGTGGCCAGAAATCAGGGCCTGAATCTGGACGAATTGTCAGAGGCCGCTTCCGATGAACTGCTGCAGTACCGAACATACGATGCACTGCATGTGCCGATGGCCATCAATGAGATTGAAGTGGCGGTGGATGCGCTGGTGTGATCAGGCTGCGGCGATCTGCGACATCCTGCGCTTGGCGCGCTCGTCGCTCAGGTGCTTTTTTAGCGCTTCCTTGTAGCTGGCTTTGGCCGCTTTCATGTTTGAGGCCCATTCCCCTGCAACGTCGAGCGGTTCATAGGGGGACCAGCTTGAAAAATCGTAATGGCGCCACGTCCGACGATAAACGCTACCCCAGTGGTAGCGGACCATGCGGTATTCCCGGGCCTTCCATTCGCCGCGCTGCTGGAACATCGGCTGGTTGATGCCCAGGAATTGCGCAAAGTTGTCATAGCACTCAGACACGTCCAAGTACTCTTCAAATTTGTTCAGCTTGGGCGCTGGCGGCATTTTGGCGATGGCGAACTTTTCGCCCGATTCAGTTGCGTAATAGAGGATTTCGCTCTGATCGCAAACGGCAGGAGGCTTGCGGCTGGCCATCAAGCCCGCCGTCACCAAGGCTTCCAGATCTGGCACGTCGTCGTGACCGGGCCCAGCAAGGAAACGATTCCGGTACGACTGGCGACGGTCGCGGAATTCTGGCCGAAGCCCAAGGGTGTGCCAGAGCAGGCCGAGTTGTGCCTGGCTGATGTTGAACTCACTCATGGCAATGCTCCATGCAGAATCAAGCCTCCGAAAGTTCGGTGGCGAATAGGTTGGTGGTGGGCTATACGTGGTGACCGGCATGGGGCCGGTTCAAGGAGTAGCTATGCCAGCATGGTTCCAAGATCACGAAGAGCACTTTTGGCTGTACGATACTGCCAAAGAGGTGAAGCAGCAGGACGGGAAGTACGTCGTTATTGATGCTTATGGGGCGCTGCTTGGCGCTCATCCAATTGACGAAGTCAAAGAATTTTCAACGGTTATACCGCTCCCCCGAGTTAACGACTGACCGGTGCGATAATTTCTTCGCCCGAATCGCGCGCAATCTCCCGGCGCGATTCCCTATCAAACATGCGCGCCACGTTTTCGCTAATCGTGACTTTGTGGCGCGGACTCTCAATCGCCTGATAGGAGAGCGTCGGCCCGAGCGCATGCGCGTTGATGATCAGGTTCTGCACCGCCTCACTGATCTCCTCGATGTCGTTCCACTGCATCAGCTCTTCAAGCTTCTGCCGGGTGCCGAGCCGTAGCCGGTGGCGCAACTCCTTCTCGTCGAACTCCTCGCGCTTCTTCGCCGACTTGGCGCTGCGCTCTTTCTGATCCATTGCCATGGCCTGGCTCCGTTAATCCGCTGGGCGGAAGGTGAATGTGTTCCTGCCGCCTGCGCTGGGCGACAAGCCTGCTGATGCGCTTCACGCTGCCACCTTGGCCTGGCTCCAAGCACCAATAGAGGAGAGCAGGGCAGCGACCTGCCTTTCACTCACCTCGACGGTGCCAGGCACCGCCAGCCAGCCCATTCCCACCAGGTGGTTCGCATTGCATTCAGCCTTCACTTCTTCGTAGAAGTGCTCGACGACGTCCGACAGCTTTTCCACCTGATGAATGCCATCGGGCCTAAAGACGGTCATCTTGATGTACTGGGCGCCGTCGCTCTGAATGCAGATCCCAGCGATGTGCATCGTCCAGCGGTGCGAGATATCGCAGAGCGCGTCGGCGACCTGCCGCGACGTGATCTGCTTTCCGTTTTTCCAATTGATCATGATCTGCAGGCCACTTGGGTCGATGCTGATCACGGCGGCATGGTTGGTGCCCAGCAGAGCGCGAAGACTGCGCTCAATCTGGGCTTTGCGGTTGCAGGGTTTTCGCTTGCTCATATTGCCTCCGCCATATGCCGGAGCCGCTTGCGCTCTGCTGCGGAGATCCGCGGTGGTTTGCGCTTGAGCACAGTTTCAGGATCTATCCAGTCCCGGCGCTTGGGCGGGATCGGCGTGCCCGTAAAGGACGCACCCTGGCTGATTTTGCCGCCGGCGGCGAGGTATTGCGCAACTTGTTGGGCAAGCGCATCAGCGCTCGGACGAAGGTGCTCGACCTGGGTGAGATGATTGCTGATCATTATCAAGCTCCTAGTCGGTAGGCTTGCGCTCGAGCTTTGTCCGCGACCTCATCAACCATTCGATTTAGCTCAAGGTTGAACTGGACCAGCTCGATAAGCAGGTTGGCGATGTATTCCTCGTCCCGATAAATCGTCTCAACGTACAACTGACACTCTTCATCCTGACGAGAATCGAATGACAAGTAGTCCCACCACTTCCGCCCGGTAACGAGCATGCAGCCTTGGACTTGCGGCATATGCTCTTCGGGCATCCCCTCAAGCCAGGTTTTGACGTGAATGGCCTCGTTGAAAGGACATTTTGATTCTGTGCCGCCGTCGTCGTTGATGAGTCCGTCGGGCGAACAGCCGAGCCAGTCGTACTTTGGATGCACAATGAATTCGGAGGGCACGACGATGTTGCCTGTCAGCATCTCGTATGCGTCCTGCGCCTTCTGTTCCTCTGTGTGTCCCCACTTCATAGAAGCGCTGCTGACGAGGTGCTTCGACTTTTTCGCGAGCCTTTCAAAGCAGAGCTCACGCATGTAGGAGGTGCGGGCGCCCATCGGCTCGCGCTTGCCATTCTTGTCAGGCTTCCCCCATGCGATCACATCTTTGAACCGGCTGGCGGTGACACGGCCAGAACGATCCGCATGCCATTTTTCGGTTCCCTGGAGTTCAGTTCTCACTACGCCGCTTCCTCGGCCTGAGCCAGGTCATCTTTGGAGCCAGTCATATCGATGAAGTCGCCATCGACAGTCGCTGCCATGCTTTTCAGTGCTTCGTGGCATTCCAGACCGATCGCAGCACGCTGCTTTGGCTTGAGTGCAGCCCACGCTGCTGCATAGGCGTCGATGTCCTGCCGTTTCGCGACAACCAAAAGATCAGCGAACACACCGTCGATTTCCGGTGATGGAGATTTTGGCCCAAATGGCACACCTGCAGAGGCGGCTGTGTTTGCCGCCTGCTGAGCTGGCGTGATGTCGATTTCGCCTCCGTACGAGTCCTCGAACTCGTCTGGCGTGTAAACGCCAAGGATCACGTCAGGGCAAAAAAGGCGCGCCCACTTTTTGGTCACCAGGTAGGCAATTTGCTGTTTGGGGTCTTCCGCCCAGAGTGTGGAGTTGCGCGTGCGCACTTGAGTGAGCAGTAGCTCCAAGGTGCGCGGCTCGTCTTCGCCTTTGAAGGTTGCCCATACCTTGATCCCGAGACCCTTCTCATCCTCAAAGCTCCAGGCCGGTACGCGGTATTTCTTGGGCTCGCCTGTGTCCTCGTCCTTCTTGGTTTTGCTGGTGACTTCACGCATCTTCCCGATGACGTTTTCCCAAGCACCGAACCACTCGAAGTTCAATCGACCTTTGACCGGGGCCTTTGAGGTGATCACCGCGTTGACCAGTTGTGCCTCATAGCTCAACGCTCCGCCGTTGACGATGAACGTCTTCTGCGCAACGGCGAACGGGTTCATCTGCCACTGCATTGCTTGCAGAACCACCGCCATGCAGTCGGCCTGATTTCCCTTCAAATGCTTGGGAACCGTGGTAGCGCCTTTCGACATCATCAAGGCCAAATCCGTCATCGACCGCATGGTTCCTGGGTCTAGGATCAGTGCTGCCGCGTTATGCGATGGATCGTGGTAGGTAGCAACGCTGGTTTGCGATGGGGTGTCTGTATCGTTCATTGCGCTCTCCGTAGCCGACGCAGGGGCGGTCGGCCGTCAGATGGAAAGGGGTTTAGAAGCGGATGGCGCGGAGCCAGGCGCGAGCGGTGTCGACGTCAACGTCGAAGCCCAGGGCTACTACCTCGATAATGTCCTCGACTGGTGGCGCGGTCGTGGTCACATCGTCGAACTCGGCGGCGATTGCAGCCCCACCGGCAGGAGCGACATCGAGCTTCTCCGCACTCGAAGCAGGGGTTGCGGCAATCACTGGGGCCGGTGACGCAGCTTGCGCACGCAGACGAGCAAGTTCTTCCTGATCCCGCTGATACTGGGCGTCTCGTTCGCGCTGAATGCGCTGCTGTTCTTCCTGCTGCTCGCGCTGCTGACGTTGCTGCGCCTCCATATCGCGGCGCTGCTGATCCAGTTCATCCTGTTGCTGTTTCAGGCGCTTGCGATCTTCTTCAGCGCGCTGCCTGCGCAGCTCCTCAGCTTCAGCATCGGCAATACGCTGCTTCTCGCGTAGTTCGTCGAGTTCCTTCTGTTGAGCCAGCAACTTGGCCGCGGCCTCTTCGCGTTCCACGGCGGACTTATGCAACGTCTCCAACTGCTCAATGGCGTTATCGCGAGCGATGGTGCCTTCTGCCTCAAACTCGGCATATTCCTCAGGCAGAATCACCGACTCTTTGACGCTTTGCAGGATGCTTGCGACATCTGCAGCGCTGCGACTTGCATAGGCAGCAGCCACAGAGCTGAACCGGGTAATCTTTGCTCGAATGGTCTCGATGCGTTCGGCCTCGATGCGTTCACGCTCGGCTTTGGCGTCAGCTATCCGCTTTTCTTCGGCCTTGATCGCCTCATCGACAGGGGTCTCGATCGCAAGCACGCGATCCTTCAGCGTTTCGCCGAACTCCTTAACCTGGTTGACGCGAGCTTGGGCATCTTTGACTTTCTGCTGATAAGGAATCAGCGCAGTCTTGGTGGTGTTCGCCAAGGCGTAGCGCACCTCGCGGATATCGACGCGAACTTCTTTTGCATTCGCCAAGCCTTCGCTGGTCGAGCAGTCAACCACCAGCTTTGCGTAGGTCGTCTCCAGGCGAACAATTTGTTCCTCGTGTGGCCGGTATTCGGCGATGTCGGTGACGGCAACCGAAGGGGTATCAGTGGTTTGCACTGATTCTATTTCGCTCATTTCGAGCGAGTCGTGTTTGGGTGCTTGTTTAGTATTTGCGGCCATGACGATTCCTCGCGCTCCATGCGGGGCGCTGCGATTGAGTAGGGTGGGGGTCTCTTAGCTTTGCTAAGAAGCTGATAAGCAGCTATTGGGTTATGCGGTCAGCGAGGGCGCTGAGCAGCATCAGGCAGGTACAGAAGAGAAGAGTAACGGCAGATCCGCGCCAGTACCCGGCTCGGCGGGCTTGCTGGCGGGTTATGGACATGGCTTCGGCCTTGCAATTGGGCGGCGTTTTAACCAGTCCGCCTTAATGGGAAATGGCAGGTCGGCTACACGCATGCCTGGCGGGAAGCTGAACGTTCCGCGAACACGGGCTGACGCCTCTTCAACTTGCTCATCCACAATCGATTTAACTGGTGAAGTCGTCATACCGACCCTCCTTGCTTGGCGAGAACGTCCTCCATCTGCCCCATGGCGATGCGAAGGCGACCGGGCAGGGAAGCGAGACGCTTTGCCTCGGCGGCCTTGCGGCGCTCTTGGAGTGGATCGGGACCGTAGTTGAACCAGTTGTCTTCGGCGCCGCCCGTTGATGTCCCGGCCATTCGGTCATCTAATTGCCTGGCCTGCGCGCTGTCCGCGTAACTGGTGCTCATGATGCAAGCCCAATGCGGCGATAAGTCTTAAGCCTGATGCGTGCTTCGACTGCTGAGATTTCGCGAAACAGATCCGCGTAATCCGAAGGTGTAATCGCATCACCCTCAAGCAAGCCGTCGATGTATCCGAAAGCACGCGAGACATGCTCGCGCGCAATGCACTCTTGCGCAGGGTTCTCAGCCTGCCCAAGAAGGTTGTCGAAGCGCTTTCGCTGGAACTCGTTCATGGTCGCCTCCGTAGGCGCTGTTCAACCGCATCGATCAGATGCCCGCGCAGGTGACCAAACCTGAGCCGTGAAGCACGCGGGCACCTGTCGATACGGTCGTTGTGGGTGGGGTTATTCGGCGCGAGCCAACAGCATGGCGTCAGCCATCTTGTAAGCAGCCTTGGCGGTGTCGTATTCGCTGCCCTCAAGCCCGAGCAACGCCGGTGCGCCTGATGTCGAAATCATTGCCTGCAACGCCTTGATGGCGATGTAGTCGCGAACCGGTAGTCCGAAGCAGCTGCCGTGCCCGCCATATTCGTTGGCGCCCAGAGGGAAAGCGGGTTCTTTGCCGAAGTCTGTTGCGTGGCACTCGAAACAAATGCCTCCGGATTGCTCCGACTCTTCAACCAGGCTGTAACACTTGTTGCACGACCCAAAGCGCTCTGGATCTGGTGGCTGAAAGTTCATGCTGCCTCCGGCCAATGATTGTTGATGCTTTCCTTTGCATAAGGCGAAAGCTGCTGATAGTTGCGAATGTTCCCGCAGCCCGGCATGGTTCCTTCCAGTTCGACGCAGGCGCGGATGTCGCAACTGCGCGAGCACACCCAGCCGCCGTAGTGGCACCGTTGCACTTCGCCCTTCGGATCAGGGTGATAGGCGAAGCCAGCTTTCCAAGAAGGTGATCCGCGCAGCTTGAGGCCGCAGCCTCTGCAAACCGCTTGGGTATCCGTGCAGTCGTACATCACGATCTCCTTGCTGATTAACCAAACACACTCAGCTGCAACCACAAGAACGCGAACGGCCAAGGGGCAGCGGAGGGGTTGCATGTGGGTGTGTTCGATATGGGGTAGGGGGTTCCGCATGTGCGGGCACTGAACCGATGTGCTGCGAGGGGGTGGGCCTACCTTCCGGCCAATGCGCGGTCACATAGACGGCCCTGCTTTCCGCTGCCTGTCCAGGTGTTGGGCGCCGCCTTCAGGCTTACGGCGCCACGCAGGTGGATCGTTGATCTACTTCATGGCGGTATCTCCTATTGCTCGCTCACTGGGAAGGCAGTGGCTACCTGTTGAATGGGGTGATGCAGAGGCCGGGCGCTAATCCGGCTACCCTCATAGGCCGACAAAGCCTTTCTCCCTACGGCAGGCTGTTGCCCCTGTTGTTCCGCCAATTAATGCAACATCTCCGGTTTTTCAGGTGTGCTCGGAGCTCCGTTGCACTGCGTGTCTGCTTTCCACGGCGCTTCCGCATCCCACTGCGCACTCTGTGAATGCGCAGGAGTGATGGTTCAGGCCGCGAACAGCTCTTTCTGTTGTGGCTCGGGCTTCACGAACGCGACCAGCTTCTCGCTCGACCAGTCCGTAGCGTCGACCCAGTCGGCGTGCATCGCTTTCCAGATGTTCGGTGCGAGCCATCTGGCGTCTTGCTTGTTTGGGCTTACGCAGAAGCGGTAGCCCTGATCTTTCAGACTCATGCTTTATTCCTCCAGTGGATTCCCAAAGCACCCGGTCGCCCAAGTGCTTCAGTGAATCTTTCTGTCCCATTGCCGCCGGGATGGCGGGGCGCATCGCTTGCCGGGTCATTCACGCGGTTCGGGCATTTCGCCCTTGATCAGCCGTCCAGGGTTCTCCCTGTCGTTGGCAGGCTTTCCTCGTTCGCCTGTCTGATCACCGGTCGCCGGTAGAGGCAATGCGGTCTGTTGATTTGTTGCGCTGGTTGTTAAAGAGCGGTTCGGAGCGGTGTGTCGCTGCGATGGGAGGAATTTAAGCAATCTGAAATTAACAGTCAAGCTTGCTGAAGAATTATTTTCAGATTGCTGAAATTTGCGGGCGACAAAAAGCCCGCTCATGGCGGGCTCAGTTCATGCTTCGCAGTATTCCTTCCAACCGATGTTGAACGAGTCCTCATCCAATCTCTGCACCCGGATCCCTTGGGTGCTTGCTATCTCATTCATCAGCCGCCACCAATCTGACTTGCCCTCGTTAGGCAGCCTCGAAACCGTTACAAATTGGACCCGCTGAACTTTAGGATCGCTGATTATCTCTTTGACACGGTGGCCGATCTGCTCG